TCGGCGAGCGGCTTGGCCCGGTCGCCGATCCGCTGGCCGGGCAGGGACCAGTCGATGGCGACGGCGGCTGGTAGCGTCTCGGGTTCGACGACCTGGTTGCGGCAGCTGGTGTTGGGGCAGCGGTAGACGTACTGCTGCTTGTAGCGGCCCATGTCGCGGCCCAGTTGCTTGAACCGTTGCACGGCCTGCACCCAGGACTCGCAGCCCGAGCACCAGGCGCGCGGCCGCAGCCACTTGTCCCAGTCCGGTGTCCGACCGAGGGACTCGTGCCAGTAGGCGACGTACAGGCGGTCGCGGGATTGCGGCGCCTTGTGCACGGTGCGCGGGTCGGCGTGCATCGAGTTGAGGGCGATGACGCGGGTCTTGTAGCCGAGCTTGCGGATCTCGCCGATCCAGCGGTCCCACTGGTCCCAGGCGCGGACGTCGACGACGTTCTCGACGACGCCGGCCTTGACGAGGCCGCCGCGCTCCTGGACGCCGCGCAGGTACATCGGCACCTCTTCCATCAGTGCCCGGGAGCGCTCGACTTCCTCTGACGGGCCGAAGCCGTCGAACAGGTCGCCCTGGAGGGAGGCGTCGAAGTCACGCTTCTTGCCGCGGGCGTTGGACCACTGCGGGCACTCGGGGCTGGCCCAGAAGATGTCGGTGACGGGCCACTTGTCGACCGGGGCCTCGCGGATGTCGCCGCGGTAGTGGTCGACCTCGGGGAAGTTCGCGGCGTGCGACTCGATCGCCCGCTCCCAGTGGTTCGCGGCGCGGGCCATGCGGACGCCAGGGATGGAGTGCATGCCCTGGCTGCTGCCGCCGGCTCCGCAGAACCAGTCCATGACCGTCAGCTCGTTGTCGTGGCGGAACATCAGGCGGCTACTCCGATCGCGTACTGGGGGAACTCGCGGAAGGCGTGGTCGATGTAGGCCTTGCTGACGCCGAGGCGTTCGGCGGCGGCACGGCGGTTGAGGCCTGTGAGACGCATGACCTCGTTGGCGTCGTGGGCGACGATCTCCCGTCGGGTCACGCCGTACATCGGCGTGAAGTGCGGGTCGTCGATGGCGTCCATGCGCTCGGCCCAGTAGCTGCTCGGCGGCCAGCGACGGGAGGTCGCGTGGTTGCGGGCCAGGTTGATGACGCGCTGCCGGACACCGTGCTCTGACGGCTGTTCGCCCTTCAGGCGTTCGTAGCCGTCGGCGACGGTGAGTGCCGTGGCGGTGAGGATCAGGTGGCCGTCGGCAGCGCGCTGGACGATTTGGTGGACGTAGGTGTTGCCGAAGCCGAAGTGGTGGCCGAGGTGGCGCATGGGCCAGCCGTCGGCGACGAGGGCTTGGATGCGGCGGGCTGTGCCGGTCGGGTCGACGCGGCCCGGGGTTGCGGTGTCGGGGGTTACGGCGAGTACCTTCTCCGCGATCTCCTTGCGGACGGTGTGGCGGATCGGGCGGCGCCGACCGCTGCGGTTCGGGAACAGGGGGTGCAGGGAGTTGAGGCCGACACCGGCCATGACGGCGGCCCGGTGCAGGGTGATGTTGTGTTCGGCCAGCATCAGCAGGTGCTCTCGGACGGGCGCGGCGTCCACGTGCGGCTGCCACTCGCCGGCCTTCAGGGCCGCGTCACGGTCTGCCCGCCACGCCTTGTAGCGGTCGACGCACTTGGCCCGCCGACAGCCGTAGCTGGTGTAGCAGGTGAGCGTCAGGTGGTTCGGGGGCTCTCCGGTGCGGCGGGTCATGGCGTCTCCTTCCTGGCCGGGGTGCGGCTGTAGCGGGGGTGGTCGGGCTGGCCGTCGTCGCGCCGGATGTCGCGTCGGGTGCGGATCCGGCGGCCGAGGCGGGTGAGTTCGCAGGTGGCGGGCCAGAAGACGACCAGCCCGACCAGGAGGGCGAGCCAGGCGAGTCCGGTCATCGCTGCCTCCCGCTGCAGAGAAGACCGAGGCCGATCCCGATCAGGGCGGCGGCGAAGATCAGCGGGAAGATGGCGCCGACGGGCAGCTGCTGGAGGTGGTCGAGCATCAGGCGGCCTGCCTCTGCTGCTTGATGCGGAGGGCGGTGCGGCGTGCGAGGGCTATGCCGCGGCCCTTCGCGCTGAGCTGCCAGACGGCGATCGGGTGGCCGTGGGTGTTGGCCTGCGTGGAGGGCACGTACTGCCCGGTGTGCTCGATGACGCCGGCGGTGCGAAGGCTGTTGATGGCCGCACCGAGAAAGCCGGGGCCAAGGTCGGGCAGCACCTCGCGGATGTCGTTGCAGGAGAAGGTGGCGAGAGCCTCGCCGAAGTGGAGGACGGCCTGCTCGACGAGGAAGCGGTCCCACTCGGAGTGCTTGGTGATGTCGGCGAGGAGGTCGTCCTTCTCGATCGAGGCGAGACGCTCGGCGACGGACAGGCGGCGGGTCATATGGTGTCCTTGAGGTAGTCGGGGTCCCGCCCTCGTCGGGTGGGCGGGACCCCGTCGGCGGTTGATCAGTCGACGAGTTCGCCCTCGACGGGCTCGTCGTCGTTGAAGTCCTCGGGCGGCTCGGATGCGCGGTAGACGGCCGGCTGCTGGCCGGTGTCGGTGCGCTCGGCGGCGACTTCCTGGGCGGCGCGGAGCTGCTCCTTGCGCCACTCGGTGGACGAGGGAACCCACGGCTCCAGGCGGCGGGCGACGGTTTTGAGGACCATCTGGTCTTCCCACTTCACCCACGGGCTGGTCGGGCTGTTGCTGCCCTTGGACTCCTTGCGGACCTTGTCGATGTAGGCGCGGTTGATGACGACGACCTTGCTGGTGGAGCCGTCCTGGAAGACGCCGTAGGCGTAGGCGCCGACGATGGGGCCGCGGTCGCCGAAGTAGTCCGGCTTGTGGATGGGTCGGTCCATGTCGGGGCTGTACTCGAAGTGGTCCTTGGCGTGGACCACTTCCGCCTTCACCGCCTTGACCGCGCCGGCCCGGTAGATGCGTTCGACGACCCCGCGGTAGCCCTCGATGCCCTGGACCTCGTTGCCGAACGGCACCAGGTAGTAGGACTCGGTGCCCGGCTCGTGGCCGAGGCGGGCGCATTCCTGCAGGGCGTTCATGAGGCTGCCGGGGTTGCGGGTGGCGGCCTGCATGAGTTGCTTGTTGGAGCGGAGGGCGCCGTAGGCGAGCCGCATCCACGTCTCGCCCTTGACGTGGGAGGGGAGGACGAGAGTGAGGTCGTCCTTGTGCTGGCGGACGATGGCCTCGGGCCCGTTGTCCCGGGTGGCGATGGCGTTGCTGATCTGGCTCATGCTGCGTTGTCCTCGCGGTGGGTGTACGGGTTGAGGGAGTAGGTCGCGCCGTCGCGGACGGTGCGGTAGGCGATGCGGCGGCCTTCGCAGACGGCCCGCTTGCCGTTGCCGATGAGGTCGAGGACTTCACCGCGGACCTGGGTGAGGTCGGCGGAGGCCTTGGCGAGGGCCTGGTAGGCGTCGTCCCAGCGGATGACGAGGCCGAAGGGGATCTCAACGTCGCGGTCCTCGAGGCCGTCGGGCTGGACGCGGATGGTCTGGTAGGTGGCGGTGTCGCCGTCGATGTCGGGGCGGACGCCGTCCCGGACGTCGTTGAGGAACCGTTCGGCCGCGTCGCGGAGGATGCGGGCCTCGGTCTCGTCGTAGTCGACGGTGTATTCGCGGTAGTCGTGGCCGGAGATGAGGACGGCGAACTCGGTGCGGCGCAGACCAAGGGTGTCCATCTGCCACATGACCTGGCAGCGGTAGTGGATCGGCAGGATGTCGCTGCCGGACGGGCCCCACTCGTCGCCAAACGGGCTGGTCTTCACCTCCAGCAGGGCATCCGCGCGGTCGGCGATCTCGAACTCGCTGCCCGGCTGCGGGTAGATGAGCCGGTCCGGGGTGGCCCGCTGCCACTCCCGCTCCCGGTGCCGCCACGTGCCGGCCGGGGCAGCCAGCAGGCCGGGGTGCTCGTCCTCCCACTTCTGGGCAACCGCGTCCTCCAGCCGGGTCCCCCACTCGATCGCCGGGGTCATCTCGAACGGCGGGGTCGGCAGCCCAGCCTTCTTGTGCCAAAGGGAGAAGCGGGACTGCCACGGGCTGAGGCCGACGACGGCGGCGATCTCCGTGGCGGTGATCGTGAGGCCGGTACGGGCCTCCTCCCAGGCGGCGGTGCCCGGAGTGAGGTGACCGATCAGGACGCCGTCCGGCGCCGGATAGGGGTGGCTGGTGGTGTCTGTGAGGCTCATTCGACCCTCCTGAGGGTGTGCGAGGTGGTGGCCGCCGCCCCGCTGCGGGGGGGCGCAGGGCGGCGGCCTGGGTGCCGCGGAGCGCGAGGGGGATGAACGCCCGCGGCGGACTGTGTGGTTGTGGCGCCGGCCTGGCGGGGCGGGTCACCGCCGGGCCGGCGAGTTCAGGCGGCCGGCCGGTCGACCGGGGACACGTAGGGCAGTTCGACGACCGGCGAGTACGGCCGGACCAGGTCGGTGGGGACTTCGCGGATCCGCGGTCGCGCGTTGATGACCGCCTGCCGGAGGCGCTTCTGCTCGGCCTGGGCGCGGATCGTCTTGTGCGTCAGCTCCCGGCAGTGCGCGGCCAGTCCGGCGAGCTGGTCGCGCTGCTGGGCGATGAGCATGGCGTCCTGGCAGCCGCGGACCAGAGCCGCGTGCAGGTCGCGGTCCTGCAGTGCCGCGATGAGCTCGACGTTGCGGGCCTCCGCGCGGCGGGCACGGAGTTCGGCGTTCGCCTGGCTGTGGCGGCCGGCGGCCCGGGAGGGTATGGCGATGCTCACGGCGTCTCCTGGACGGTCTGGCGGTAGGCGAGTTCGAGGGCGATGACGGTCTCCAGCTGGCTGGCGAGCCAGGCGAGGAGGGCGACGTACAGGGCCAGGCGCGGCGACGGGGCGGTCACGTGTCGCCCCAGGCTTCGTCGGGGAGTTCGTAGAGCCCCTCGGTGATGGACTTGATGACGTCCGGGTCGGTGATCCATGCGGGGATGCGGGGCCGGGTGATGCCGAGACCGGACAGCAGGCCGGGCACTATCACCGGGTCGGCGTCCCCGGGCATCGGCGGCAGGTGCAGGGTTGTCACCGGACCGGCTCCGGGTCGAGGACGTAGGTGACGGCGCGGGCCTGCCACCGGTGGAGCGGCTCCTGGTAGTTGTCGCCGCGCGGGGTGATGGCACCCGGGTCGTAGATGGCGAAGGCGATGCGGCGCTGGAGCGGCAGTTCCATCAGCGTCTTCATCCCCAAGCTCAGCTTGCGGGCGGCCTCACGGCCCCGGAGCTCGCGCTGCCGCTCGGCGCGCTCCTCACGGGTCAGGGTGCTGCTCACTTCGCCTCCCTGGCGCGGCGGTTGTCGGCTTCGCGGGCGGCGAGTTCCGGGGGCTTCAGCCCCTTGCGGAGGTCGACGAACGGGCGGGTGACGTCGTCGGCGTCGGCGGTGATCAGCAGGTGCCGCATCTCGGCGAGCTCACCCGGCGTGGCCGCGGTGCGGACGTCGACGTGGCTGAGGGCGATGCAGGCGCTGTGGCCGTGGACCCAGACGACTGCGGTGTGGCCGCCAAGGACCGTGGCCTTGCTGCGTGTCGACGTGATGATGCGCGGGTCGTTGGGGAAGTCCTCGGGCCGGCCGCCGGGGTAGGCGATCACGGGGGTACCGACCGGGTGCAGGCGGTTCCACTCCTCCACGGCCGCGGTTTCACGCTGGCGCTCGACCAGGACGTGCACGTCGATACTCATCGCGCACCCCCGGCCTGCTCCTCGAAGGCGGCCCGGCGCTCGCGGTCGGACTGGAGGGTGGTCCACCAGCAGTAGAAGAGGGCGTCGAGCGCGGCCGGCTTCTCGTCCTCGGGCAGGCAGTCCCAGGCGGTGCGGCCGATGTCGAGGACGTCGTAGCCCTCCGGGTGCGCGGCTGCCAGCAGCTCCTCCGCCTCGTTCCACTGGGCCTGGAACGGCGACAGGTGCGGCAGCTTCCCGGTGATCTGCTCGAAGGGGGTGAGCACGTAGGGCTCGGGCTCGGGGGTAGGTGATACTTGAGGCACGAGAAGCCCCTTTCGTTTCGACAGGTTCGTGAGGGGTGGATCGCTGGCCGTCTCGGATGCACGTCCGGGGCGGCCGTTTTGCTGCCGTCAGGCGGCGGCGCGGGTAAGCGGCTTGGCGTACTTGTTCGGCAGCTGCTCGCCGTTGGCCTGAATCCAGCGGATGTGAGCGGCCGTGAGGCGCGGCGACTTACCGACGTAGGTGAAGGGGATGCGGCCCTGCTGGCAGGACTCGACAACCCAGTTCTCGGTCTTGCCGAGCAGTTCGGCGGCCTTGGCCGGCGTGAACGCCGTGAGCTCCAGCTCAGCGGCGGAGGGCCCTGCGGCGATGCGCTCCACGGCTTCCTTGATCTCCGTCAGGCGCAGGATGAGCGTGGTCTCGCTGCTGGACTCAATGCGGGTGGGGGGAGCCAGGTCGTTCCTGGTCACGGGGTGTCTCCTCATGGGTTATGGCCTCGATGGGCACGTTGAGCTCTTCGGCGTAGCGGTGGAGGGTCCCGTTGCCTGCTCCCTGCTGGCCGTTTTCGATGCGGGAGAGGTAACCGGGGTCGATGCCGATGGCTTCGGCGAGCCGCCTCAGGCCGATCCCCCGTGCCTCACGGATGGCTTTCATTGCGGCTCCGTTGGGTCTCACAGGACTCAACGTAGACGTAAGGAATGAGCGCACGCAAGGCGTAGCGGCGGATTCGTTAGGTGTTTTTCTGGGTTCCTTGGGTGTAGACCTGGGTCGAACACGGAAGGCCGTGGCCACGGGTGCACGGAGGGCACAGGGGTGCGCACGGGGCGCAAGCGCAACGAAGGAGTAACAAGGCAACAAATTTGAGCCGCCGAGACCGATCAATCCTGGTCAATTGGGGGATTCGGTGGGTGCGTGTTGCCAAACCGTGCGGCATGATGAAAGCCATGACAGAGGACCGGACCACACTGCACTGGGCCCAGCTCGCGGCAGCCATCAGGTCAGCCCGCGAAGCACGCGGGCTCTCGCAGGTCGACCTCGCCGAACTGGCCGGCATCAGCGAGGGGAGCGTCCAGAACCTCGAGAGCGGCAAGCCACGCAACCGGATGCCTCAGACCCTGGCCAAGATCGAGCCTCACCTCGGCTGGGCGGAAGGGTCCGGCCGAGCCATCCTCGACGGCCGCGAGCCCACACCTGCGACTGCCGAAGTCTCAGAAGGCGCCAACGTCGAGGCGAAGTTGCGCCGCAAACTCCCGTTGCGGATCGTCGACGAACTCGAGAGCGATGACCCCCTTCTCGACTCCACCGTCATCCAGCTGCCCGGCGTCGAGGGCGCCCGCATGACCGTCGTGGTCCACGGCCGCCCCGACGCCACGCCCGAGCAGATCCAGGAAGCCCTCATCGCCTGGCGTCAGGCCGAGCGAAAGCTTCGCCGCCTCCCCGACGGTGAGGACGACGAGCCCCAGGCCGCGAACGGTTCGTAACTGCTTGCTCATCGCTTGTGTTCATCCCCTCCCCCACCAGCCGTTCGTGTGGTGTCATATGCGGACACCACAATGGGGGCCGCCCGCGGTGGTCTTGGGGGACCTATGTCTGTGCGGGTTCTGCCTGTCTCAGGGATGCCTTACAACGTCGAGATCTGGCTCGACGACACCGAGGACGACTTCACGATCTACATCGACCGCGCGCTGATCACGGATCGGGGCGCGAAGCACCTCGAGAGAGTTCTCCGGCGGCACGCCATCGGCTGGCAGCGCCTCGACCATTCCTTCGTTCAACGCACCCTGCGGGCGATCACGGGTTGACAATGGGTAGGGATCGATCTCGCCGTTCCCCCGCCGGCGTTGTCGTCTCGGTTCCCTTCAACGCCTCCGCGAGGTGAACGATGGCGTATGGCGAGAAGCGCACCTATGACAGCAAGCTGCGCAAGTGGCGATACCGCGGCCGGTACAAACTGCCGAACGGCAAGTGGGGCTCCGTCTCCCGGGACGACAACGGTCAGCCGTTCTACACAGAGCGGGCCGCCGAGCAGTACGCGCACGGCCTCGAAGTCGATGTGCGTCGCAAGACCTTCCTCAACCCGCGCGACGGCAGGATCACCGTCGCCGAGTGGGCTGAGAAGTGGCTGGCGTCCATCGACGTCGGGCCGCTCAGCGAGAAGGAGTACCGGCTCCGGCTGAAGAACCAGATCCTCCCCGAGTGGGGTGCCGTCGCGGTAGGCGACCTGTCGCCGACGGCGATCCTCACCTGGGAGAAGGGACTCCGGAAGCGCCTGTCCAAGAACTACGCGGACGGCGTGATGAGCGTTTTCCGCACACTGCTCGACGACGCCGTCACCGAGAAACTCCGCGGAGACAACCCGGTCGCCACCCGCAAGTCCGGCCGCCGCGGCAGGTACAGGCCGAAGCCCAAGGACGAGAAGGTCATCGCAACGCCCCGGCAGGCGCTGCTGATCGCCCGAAACGCGCTCGAGATGCGCGGCCTCAACGAGTACGCCATCGTCCTCGCCTCCGCCTACACGGGCCTGCGGATCGGCGAACTGGCAGGCGTGCACCGCGACCAACTGGCGCTGAAGGACGTCGGGCAGGGTGCTCGGCTGCACTCGGTACAGCAGAGCCAGTACGTCGGCGGGGAGTTCACCGAGATCGACAACAAGTACGACTCGGGGCGGGGACTGATCCTGCCGCCATTCCTTGCCGGGCTGCTGCAGGAGCTGATGGATTCGCGGCCCGCGAGCGAGTGGGTGTTCACGGCCCCGAAGGGCGGCCGGCTGTTGCGGGGTGGGGACTGGTACGCGGACACATGGCAGCCGATGGTGTCTGGCCGGGCACCACGCGGCGTGGTGCGCGGGGCGAAGGCGCGGGTCGGTGTGCGCCCGATTCTGGGCGTGGAGGGTCTGACGCCGCACGGCCTGAGGCACTCTCACAAGGTCTGGCTGGATGAGGGAAATCACCCTAGAGTGGCTGTTGAGGCGCGGATGGGGCATGTGCTCCAGGGCGTCGAGGGCACGTACTCGCACGTGACGTTGGCGATGGAGTTGGCGATCGCCGAGTACCTCCAGGGGTTGTGGGAGGGCTCGTTGAGGGTCGTCGCGGACCGCCGAGAGTTCGGCCCGTATCCCCCGCTTGAGGCCTCCCGAAAGAAACGATCTCCCAATCGTCTCCCAAACTCGGTTTGATCTTGCTTTGAGTGCGCAGCAACGGCCCTCCCGGATGATCGGGAGGGCCGGTCTCGTGGAATCGATCTATGCGCGTCTTACTGCTGGAACCGTCCTACCGGATCGGCATCCCGGTCAGGGTCCGCGCGATGACGAGCCGCTGGATCTCGCTCGTACCCTCGAAGATGGTGTAGATGGCCGCGTCCCGGTGCATCCGCTCGACCGGATACTCCCGCGTGTACCCGTTGCCACCGAGGATCTGTATGGCCTGGGCGGTGACCTTCTTCG